AACTTAATCGCATATTGATTAACGCCATACTTTGGGCCTAAGCGCCGCTGAATAATCACTTCACCATCCGTGGCTACTGAACCCATTATTAATCGACAAATATCAGTAAAATGAAGTCGTTGAGCCGCATCACAGGTTCTTGCCCTTTGCCAATCTCGCCATTCCTGCTCAACTGCATTATTGGCTAATACGTCTTGCTCACCATCCAAGCCGGTGATTGAGGCTTGAAATGTAAAACCATCCGACCCCACAACATGCGTTTTAACCATGCCGACAAAGCGACGAGCATAATCATTGCCTTCAAACTGGTCACGTGATCGCGCTCGTAAAATGCGTAAATTTTGATAGACGGCTTGATCTGCTGTTTTAGGCGATTGAGCCCATGATGCAACTGAATCACCTATTTTTGTCGCACCGTAATCACGCTCTTTTAATGATGGTAGTCGTCGACGAGATGTTGTTGTAGGCTTATTAGGGGCGAGCGGCTCCGTTTTCGGCAAGTCTCGCTTGCCGAACCAGTTGAATAAACCCATAAATTAAAACCTAAAAGTAATTTTATTGCCGGTTGGCAGCCCGTCACGAAGTGCTTGTTGTTTCTTCTCTATTGATACTTGACGCCTGGCATTATTAATCTGAACAAGTAACTCTGCCGCACTTCTGAATGTAGTTGAACGACCTGCAATAGAAACACTGACTACATTCGCTGATGTTGTCGTTAGCTTCTTATAGGCGGTCATTAAATTATCGAAAATAACTTGCCAGTCAGAGCGTGCATCAAGGCTTTCTGCAACGGCATTAAAGTCCGGCAAAATCTTTACGGTGCCTGCACCCAATGAATAACGCTCGGTTACGTCTTTAACTGCGTATCGTTGCCAGCTATACTGCCCATCAGCCCACTCAGCTGTAGTAGCTATACCTTCATTCACTAAATGCGAGCCATCACCGTTATCGGTTGAATCAATAGTGATCTTGTTCGCACCTGAAACTAGCACATAACGTAATGCCCACCCATCAACGGGTAGATAACGTGCTAATACCTCAGTGAATTTAAGCGTATCACCGGCGGTTATTTGCTCGGGTAATGTCATTATTTTCTCCAAGATGTAGCGTAACTAGGTTTTGCACGTCTAATTGATCGTGATGTTCTTACTATTTCAGTCGGTTCTTCTTCATTCGGTGTAGAAAATAAATCATCTTGAACAAGTCGGCGTTCAATTACATCCCAGTGGGAAGTTTTCATTAAATGCACTTTCATTGCTCTCGCTGAATGCAGGGCGTAAACCTCACAATCTAGCGCTTCATTTCGTTTACCGCTTCTAAGTTGCCACACTTTCTTATTTCTAATTGAACGATGCGGCGCCTTAACTTCTGCCACTAACTGGTCGAAGTAATCAATACGCACCTCTTGATAAAAATGAAATCGATCTTTACCACGACCGGTTAATTTTATTCGTCTATCAATCTCGTCTTTTGCTTTATGCGTACCAACAATAAACGGCGCTAGGCCATATTTAGAAGCCTTGGTATTGTTCTTGCCTCTGGTATCAATCGATACTTTAGGTTTAGCAAATATTTCCCTTGTTCCGTAATCGTTCGATGAACCCTTGATGGCCATTACCGTGGTTGCGCGATACTTTTTATCCATGTTGCGAACCCATGAATACACGTTATCCGATGTTGTACCATCCGAACTATCAATGCCTAATGCACTTACAAACATTGATGCACCTGAAAAATGCTTAATAGCTGAAAATAACTTTTTCTCTAATTCAGCCCAAACAGGATCTTGTTTATCAAATACATTGCCGGATAATTCACCCCAATAAACTAGCCAACTTTCTTCATCACGCCCCCATGCTCGAATGATGACAGCGAAGCGATCATGCTGAACGTCAATTCCAGCAGTGAGTAACAGACCATCACGAGGCACTTCCATCTCAGGATAATCCATTGCCTTTTCTTGCAATGCATCTGCTTCAGGCGCATCAGACATAAACTCATAGGGCAAGCCCAATGCCGAGTTAGTAAAGACGATCATGTCTGTCTGATCACCTTCTTCTGATTTTTTCTTAGCCTCTAAATATCGCTCAACCAATCGGTTGAATGTTGAACCGGGGAACGGGCTATATAATTCATTAATGTAAAAACCAGCAATACCGCGAAACTCAGCAGTTGCTTGCCATGTTGCTAGGCGTACATTTTTATTCTTGTTTGAATCAGTCCATACTGAGCCGCAATGTGGGCAAGCATAGGTTGCTGTTTCTGGTCTACCATGGCCGTATATTTCGTGCGTTTCTTTTTCGTTATCATCCCAGTGCATATTCTCCCAGTGCAGCACATGAGATTCTTCACATTCATGACATGGCACAAAGAACTTTCGCTGGTCCGATCCGTTGTAAGCATCCTCAATAGTTGAGACACCTTTCACTGACGGTGTGCCACCAAATACAATCTTTCTTCGATGATAGGTTTTTGTTCGCTCTTCAAGCAGTTTAATCGAGTCACCTTGTTGGCCAACGTTGATAGCTGCGTCATCAGGTTCTTCAACAAAGACTCGTGGTGCAGGTGTTGATTTAACGTTGCTTGGGCTATTCGACCCAACCAGCTTTAAAAAACCACCGGCAAACTTCTTGAACAAAGCGCGGTTACCATCTTTTCGGCTAGTGGCCACGTCCATTTTCTTTCTGAGGCGTGGCGTTGCTGTCACCATTGGACCTAACTTTTCTTGACCATACTCACGGGCAGCATCAGCTTTACTGAATAAACCAATGACCGGCGATGGATCAATGTCAATAATCCGGCCTAACCAGTTGTTAATAACACCATCAGTCCATGCAACTTGTGCCGACTTCATGCAGACAACTTTGTAAACATCATTGTTATCTAATGCTTCATGCATGCCTTCAACCCAAGGCGTTAAACGTGAATCATACTTACCAGGTAACGCTGATGATTCTGCAGCTAGATATCTGTACTTGTTAGCCCACTGCGTTGTTGTTAATTTTGGTGGCGGCTTGAAATTAGTCATCACCCTCAACATCATCACCCGCATCGTTTCCGAGCAGGCTTGTTGCCAAGTGTTTAAGTGAGTCATATATTCGATCCTGAATGAGCGATGTATCAATATCGACGCCATGTAGCGCCTTCATATCGTTCGCCATTTTTTCGGGTAAAGTTAAAAGCTCCTGTCTTACAGCTGTAATCATTGCGACTAGTTGCGGCTCAACCTCAGCAACAATAACCAGTTCACCCGACTTTTCTTTTGTCATTAATTCTTTCAGATCAGCGTTCGCGTTTGTTTCACGAATACGAGCTAAAACAAGTTCACCTTGAGCATCACCACCCCGACCAGCAGCTTCATCAGTTAATCGTTGAACGATAACCTCTAACAGCTGGCCATTTGTTTTAACTGAGTTATCCGAAATTTTTTGAGCAAGCTTTGAAACAGCTTGTTGAGACTTGCCTATAGCTAAAGCAATGTGTGATTTATTAACAGGTGCATCTAAGTCCAGTATCACTACAACCCCCTATAGCCCAACAAATCTGCGAAAAACTCGGGATGCGAAATACCCGTGCGGTAAAGAGGCTGGACAGTACCTTTTTTATTTAAATGCTGTTGCCATTGCATCAGTCATTGCCTTGCTGAACTCACGCACTATATTCTTGTTAGCTTCTTTGATAACGATATCTTTGAACGGGTACTTCTTGTCGTACTGCTGGCTCTTTTCAAACCGCACTAATAGCTTTAATCCTGCACCCTTCTTACCTCTTAACCACAACCCATTCACACCATTGATAGTGCGAATGAATGCATCGCCTTTCGCTATTAGTGCTTTGATCTTCTTACCGTCTTTCAACCCAGCTATGTTGCCGAACTTGTTGAGTCCTATATTCACCGGCCGTGCAATGCGTTTATTAACAACACCACCATGAACATTGACCTCAAGATACTTAGCTTGAATATCTTTGATTAAAACCTTTGCTACTAAGTTTGACTTGTTTGAACGAACAACTGCCACGCTATTGATCGTAAAGCGTGTTGGGCTATCGAGATAATTCGGCATTTGCTTTTGTGCTTCAACCTTAGCCAGATTAGCCGTGTTGTTTAGTGCGATTGATAGCGCAAATGGAACCTGCTTCTTCTCAAACGCACTCATCTTCTTCATGAGCGCATCGAGGCCGGTAACAAATTCAGCCATTAGCTTCATCATCTTTCTGCTTCATTGCCCTCACACTTAATCTGAAATCAACTAATTGCATTTCTTTTTGATTCTTCTTGTGATTTGACCATGCTGTAAAGGCTGCAATGATTACTGAGAACACCACACCAATCGCACCAACCACCTGATTGAATGTCAGGATAGAGATAACCCCTGTGGTGCTAGTAGCAGCATAAGTAGCTTTAGTTTGCAGAGTAGAAGCGAAGAACAAAGCAGCGCGTTTCTTTACCCAGTCTAAATCCACAATAATTCCCTTCAGCCATAAAAAAACCCCGAAAACTTCGCAGCTCATCGGGGTTTCTTAATAATGTTTTTGGTGACCAATCGGCACCGTGAGGCATAAGTTAAACTTCTTTTCGGAGGTTTTCAAGCATTGTTTTCATAATTAATAAATTGCGGCATTGATAATGCCTGCGCAACCCTGCCAATACAACGGTCTAACACTCTATGAATTTTATCAGAATGAAATGAAGTTTCTTTTCTAATCGCGTTAACTCTTAGCCTTTTTCCATCCGATTGCGGTTCAAAATACAGTTTAACGATCTTTCTATCTTCACCATCGAGATGCTGAACAATATAGCCCACCAACTCAACACGATAGTCAGACCATTCAATATCTTTACCACGTGCAACAGGCACATGAGATGAAACTTTAGGTAATCCCTTTGGGCCGCCAACACGATTAGCCATGCCCCACAACTCCAAAAACTGCACCGCCTCAACATCGGCAACAGGACAACCCATCATGACTTGCCCATCCAAAACGTAACAGTAGCCGTCAAACCAGATGCACACAACCAATACATAGCTTGAGCATAATCACCATAAACCAACCACCTGACCATGCTCAACACGCTTAACACCAGAATCAAAACGCTAAACAATGCAGGATTCAAAAACCAGCCAATCATATCGACCACCCCGCATATTCCATGGCCACAATAAACATGCCTAAGGCTTCACTCAACGTCACACCAGAACCCTGCACCTTTACCCTGTTACAGCGAACTTCAAACAAATCACCACACTTATCAATCGAAACACCAAATCCACGTAAGGCTAGACACTCAATCTTAAACGCCACCTGGGCATAATCGCACTGCTCACTATCCGTCATAAACCTCACCTTTCGATAACCGATAATCGACAACCACAATGCACACACAGCACCGCGCCATCCTCAAAATTACCCATGAATCAACCCTCCACTTCTAATCTTAGCCATTGCCTTATCACGTGCAGCTTTAGCAGAACCGCTTCTTGGTCCACTCCTGCTTGCAGCTTCATCAGACAAACGCTGGCATAAGTAATTAATCGTCTCCAAACTAGGCGCCTTGTAATCACCACGTCCAATCACCTCAGCTATCGCATCAGTCACTACACTAGGTGTGAATCGTGACAAACGCTTTTCCCACACCGTCGCCTTAGCGTGATAATCAACTTGCGAATCGACATCGTTAAACCATGTACCACCAAAATGACGCGCCATGTCAGCAAATAAAGGCGTCACACGTGGTAAGCCCATAGGTGTTTTTAACTTCTTGCCGATTTTTGTTCCATTCACCCCTGCAATCCCTTGCATCACACTACGACCTGAATTTGCATTAGCCATGATTAACCCCCTTCACATTCATTTTTTGTTGCTCAAAATCTCGATAAAGCCTTGCTCGATATTGTGGAAATGACTCACCCGCATTAGCCTTGCTTAACCCAACCTTGCTTGCCCATGATTCGAGATCATCGTCATTGCTTGGTAAGTTTGTAAGTTCTTTGGTTTTCTTACCGTTATCCCAATATCGAACAGCCTCCTGCCAATCCGTCATCACAACCCTGCCGACGACCCAATGTTTTTTCTCGTAAAAATCATAAAACACGATTGCATCCACCTTGCTGTCGATCTTCTTGCAGTAATCTGCAATTTCATTCACCGATGGTTTAATAAATTTATTATTTTCTTTTCGCGCATGCGTTTTAAGTGACTGGTTAAAAGAGTGACTGGTTATGGGTGCAGAATCTGCACCATCCAAGGGTGCAGAATCTGCACCACTGGGTGCAGAATCTGCACTAGGTGTGGATAAGTTATCCACAGGAAAATGCAACTTATACACATTGGACCTGTTTTTATTTCCTGTGAATCTCGGGATTATTTCAAGATATCCATCGACCTCAAGCTGCTTTACATGCTCAATAGCACTACGCTTTGAAATTTCACAGCAATCAGCAATGTATTGGTAGCTCGGAAAGCACTCACCATCATCATTAGCGTTATCAGCCAGCTTTATTAAAACCAATTTACGTGCAGGGTTGCCCAGCTTGCACGTCATAGCCCTAACCATCAGCAACATACTCATTTACGTTTAACCCCGCGAACAAATCGAGCAGGCAGATTAAATACCCAGCGAACGCATTGCCCAAAAACCACCACCACGCAATACATAAACAACAATACAAACCCTATCGCCATCTCAAACCAACTGAACTCTCGTTTATTGTCGTACCTCATTAACTTTCCTTTTGGCGTGTTGCCGTGCGTAACTGTAATTTCCCACCAGACTGAATACGGCCTGATCCGCGAACTCGAACCCTAACGATTGGCTGCTGACCTTCCTTTCTGGCATAAGCGGGACTCGGTGCCAATAAACCACCAAAAGATGAAATAATCAGCCCATAAATCAATAAAGTTTTAAATGACAAGATCCCCTTAACCACCCCAATAACAACCGCGTTCGTGCTGTTATCTGCGTCTAACTTCTGGAATATGTGGTTAAAATGTGTATTAATCGTTGATATAGAGCGATGCAGTAGTGCGGACATTTGAACCCGAGATAGCCCTTCAGCCATCAACCCAAGTATTGTATTTTCAGTGGGGGATAATGGTGATATGTCACTGTTAACTTCGGCATGAATTTTCATAACCAAACCTCATAATCGATAGAGTGATCGATGTTGCTACCCATTGAACACTGGATAATGGCACCATGAATCAGAGAATAAAAAAAAGCGCGAACACCCAAGGCGAACACGCTATAAAACCCGCATTGAAGCTGAAAAACTAGAGATGCGGGGGTTATAAGACATACTGGAATAGCAAAGAGGTCTGAATGTAGTCGAGCAATTGAACTCGCTGTCGACGCCTTCATGTCGGTATGTTTACCGCTTAATATTCGCGAAATAGTGGGCTGAGAAACATGGGCTCGAGAAGAAATAACTTCCTGAGTTAAGCCACTTGAGATTATTTCTTTTAATTGCGTCTGTGTATTCATGAAGAGAATATATACGGTAACGTATATATGTGTCAATACGTTTACGTGGCTATAAGTAATATATACGTGAGTGCATAATATGCAAATGACTGTAAGTGATAATCTAACTAGAGAAATGAAGCGAGCCAATATAAGTCAGTACGCCCTTGAGCGACTGTCAGGCGTGCCCCAACCTACTATTCAGCGAATTATTAAGGGCAGCGATCCAAAAGCTAGCACAATAAAGAAAATCGCCGATGCTCTGCATATATCACCAGCAGTTATTTTGGATGGACATTACCCCGAAAACACGCTCACAATAAGCAGTTCTCGACACAAACTATTCACGAATGAGCACCCAGAAACTTACGGTGCAGAATTCTTAGCGCCAAATATTACAGAAGGCCCAGAATCAAAAGGCCAGGTGCCACTTATCTCATGGGTACAGGCTGGTGATTGGTGTGAGGCTATTGACCTGTTTGAAGTCGGTGATGCAGAAAAGTGGTTACCCTGCCCCGTCACCCATAGTAATAAAACGTTTATATTGCGAGTACAAGGCACATCAATGGAGCCTGAGTATCGTGATGGAGACCTGATTTTTGTCGATCCAGATGTTCAGCCGATGCATAACAGTGACATTATTGTAAGATTGGAAGATGCCAACACCGCCACCTTTAAACGACTACAGATTGTCGGCGA